CTTAAAGAAGATGAGGGCTGTAAGTATGAAATATATTTAGATCATCTTGGCTTGCCAACTTTTGGAATTGGTCATTTAGTTACTGAATGGGATGAAGAATATGAGAAAGAAGTAGGCACAGAAGTATCTGAAGAAAGAGTTAATAATTGTTTTCAGGTGGATATTTGGGGAACAGTAAACGATTGCAAAGTATTATATTCTAATTTTGATGATTTACCTGATGAGGTACAATTGATATTAGCGAATATGATGTTTAATATGGGTAGACCAAGATTATCTAAATTCAAGAAAATGCACGGAGCCATCAAAGAGTCTGATTGGTTGGAGGCTTCTTTGCAAATGGAAGATTCTAAGTGGTACAATCAAGTACCCAATCGAGCCGAGCGTCTCGTTGATAGAATGGCTCAACAACAAACCTTTCCTCATGGATAACCGACATGGATCCAATAACCATATCAATAGCAGTGGGGGTTGCTAGTAAAGCATTCTCTGCGATTAAGGAAGGCTTTGCTATGGGTCGTGATATAGAACAAATGTCTGGTGATTTATCTAGATGGATGGGGGCTTCTTCAGATATAGATAACGCTGATAAACAAGCAAAAAATCCAGGCATCTTTGGTAAAGTTTTTGGTGCAGGAAGTATTGAATCCACAGCATTACAGGCTTATTCAGCTAAGAAAAAATTAGAAGAACAACGCTATGAGTTAAAGATGTTTTTGAATCTAACTATAGGACCTCACGCTTACGATGAACTTCTTCAGATGGAAGGTGAAATTAGGAAAGAGCGTCAACGAACCATCTATAAACAACAAGCGTTAAGAAAACAAATTGCAGAAATAATTGGTTGGGTGTTTTTGTTTGCAGTTATAGTGGGCTTCTTTACGTTAGTAACTTCTATTTGGATTGAACGAGCCGAAGCAAAAGATTACACGAGGCAACAAAAAATACAAAAAGGCATAATTATTCTTCCTACTATGACCACATGCAGATTAAAGAAACGTAAAGTGTACAAAGATAAGTTAGCTTGCATTTATGTTGGTGCTCAAAAAACATTTACCTTGGATTTTACAGACCTAGCAAACGGCTGTCCTCGCAAATATAAATGTGTGCTAGATCCAAATGGCAAAGAACCATCAATTGATTCTGTCATGGAGAGTTTAAGAAGTATTGCTAAATAATCCAATCACGATAGTTTTCAGCAAGAACCTGACTAGCTATATCTATTTTGCTTCTAAGAGCCATTAATATTTTATCATCAACCGTGTTTTCAGCAATAATATCAACATAAGTTACTTTACTCGTTTGACCAATTCTATGAGCTCTGTCCTCGCTTTGTAAACGAACTTCTAAGTCATAGCTGTTGCTATAATATATCACTGTGGTCGCTTGTGTTAAGGTTAAACCATAACCTCCTGTTCTAGGTTGCCCTACAAAAAACTTTACTGGATTGTTAGGGTCTTGAAAATCTTTAACTATTTGTTGACGCGAGTCACTTGGTGTATCACCGTAATAAGAACGAACACTTTCATCGCCATAAATAGAAGCTATTTTATTGGTTATGCTAATAATGTCATGTGTGTAGTTCGCCCATATAATAACACTCCCACCGACTTCATCAAGTACAGAAACTAACTCGGGCATTTTGTTAGTTGGAAAAGTTTTTAGTGTTCCATCATCTAACTTTACATGCCCCGAACACACCTGTTGCAATCTAAGCAGTTGAGTAAGAACAGTGGTGGGGGTTACCGAACCATCTTCCATCAAAGCTAACGCAAAAGTTTTTAAACTATCATAAACGGAGCGTTGTTCTTTTGTTAATTCAACAACACGCTTTAAATAAACTTTACTTGGTAAATCCAAACAATCTTCTTTTCGTACTCGATAACTAAACTTTTCTAATATTTGGTTTAACTCATCTAAACGCCTATATCCTACAATCTGGTTAAAACTATGAGCTCCAAGAACTCTACGTTTTATAATAGCGTAATCATTCTGAAAGCTGTAGAAACTTTGGTGACCTAACAAATAATCATTTAAAAATTCACATTGTGTATATAAATCCATAGGGCTTTTTGTAACTGGAGACCCTGTAAGTATTCTACGATAGGTAGCCGACTTTCCTAACTTAACTATAGTCTTAGTGCGTTTAGCATCTTTACTCTTTATAGTTGTGCTTTCATCTACAACCATCATACTAGGCACTGCACACAAAAACTTTTCAGCCATTGCACTACCTTTTTTGGTACTAAAGGCTTCGACATTCATAATGAATATTTTTAAGTTATCATTAGTTTGAAACAACTTTTTTTGTAAAGTTAACTGTTTAATACTTTGACTGGGGTTCCACAATACTACGTCAGCTATAACATGGTCAGGCATATGTGTTGGTAGTTCACCTTGCTCCCAGTTTCGGTATACACCTTTTGGGGCGACAATTAAACACCCCTCAAGTTTTCCTTGATCATATAGTATACACATGTTGTCAATTAATACTTTTGACTTTCCTGTACCCATATCCATAAACAAAGCATATTCTTCTTTATCCCAACTTTTTTTCAAAGCTGTGAGCTGATGTTCATATGGTTGTAATTTAAATTTATATTTCATGATTTTACTTTCTACTTTCTACTTTGTATAATAGTAGCATTTTGCAATAGTTACACTATATTTTTTGTCTTCGTTTTTCATACAGGGCGGACATAATGGTCGATATTAAGATATTGTATATTATGATATCTGAGAAACAACTTTGATAACATTTTGCATTTACTACTATATACAAAAGTGTATTATAAATTTGTGGTATAACCCACACATAGAAAGCCAACGGGAGAGAAAGCCGTGACAGTATACATTACTCAAGAAGTGCGTGGTCGCGATATTACAGAAGCTGCTGAATATGGTGATTTGCAAATACTAGTTCCTGCAAAAGAGCAGGTCGCTTTTAGTACACAACCAACAGTAAGACGTATTACTCGTGCCTTACGAACCTTTAATGATAAAGATTATTTACTTATGTCTGGAGATCCTGTGTGTATAGGTATAGCCTGTGCTATCGCAGCTTCTAATAACATGGGTAGGTTTAACTTATTAAAGTGGGACAGGTTAGAGGAAACGTATTACCCACTAAAAGTGGATTTTTACCAAAAGGAGACAAAGCATGGACTTTGAAAAAGCGGCTAGTGAGTTGACTGGCGTAGACGAAAAAGGTATTAGTTTAGTATCCTCCTTGTGCAAGCAACAAATAGCACTGGAAGATACAATTAAAGACCTAAAAGCAGACCTAAAGCAATCAGAAGCAGACTTACGAACATTGTCTACTGACACTCTTCCAGCAGCGATGCAAGAGTACGGTGTCAATAAAATATCTATGGATGACGGTAGTGAAATAACTATTTCTGAGTTTGTTAATGTATCTATCAAGGTAGACAATCGTGAAGAAGCGTATGCTTGGTTATCAGACAACGGCTTTGGTAGTTTAATAAAAAATCATGTGACTGCACAGTTTGGCAGAAACGAAGATAACTTAGCAAAAGACTTTTCTGCAGAGTTAGTAGAAAGAGGTTTCATCTCAACAAATAGAACTTGGGTTGAACCACAAACGCTTAAATCCTGGGCGAAGGAGCAGTTAGGAAAAGGTAATAATTTACCTCATGACTGTATGGATATATATAATGGTAACATAGCAAAAATTAGGAGAAAGTAATGGCTAAAGAAATAGTTGAGAAACAGAAGGCAGAACTACAAGTTATGAGTTTTGAAGATGCGTCAGGTATGGGCTTTGGTGAAGCAACCACCGAAGATATGTCTATACCTTTTATAAGAATACTTGATAAAGGTTCACCACAAGTTAATAAGCGTGATGGTGCTCATGTTGATGGTGCTGAAGCTGGAAGTATATACAATACCGTTTCCAACGAAGCATACGATGGTGAAACGGGAGTGGTAGTAGTACCTTGTTACTTTAATCGTAGGTATATTGAGTGGAAGCCTCGTGATTTAGGTGGTGGCTATATGGGTAGCTATCTACCAACAGACCCTATTGTTGGTACTACCCTTAAAAACGATAAAAATGCAGACGTGTTACCTAATGGAAACACTTTAGTTAACACTGCTCAACATTTTGTATTGTTATCATACGAAGGTAATTATAGTCGTGCTTTAATTACTATGTCCAGTACACAGTTAAAGAAGTCTAGGCGTTGGTTAACACAAATGAATGCTTTAACAGCTATGGGCAAAAATGGTCCGTATACGTTACCTATGATGTCGCACTTGTACAAGCTAACAACAGTCCCAGAGCAAAATGACATGGGTAGTTGGTTTGGCTGGACTATTAATAAAGAAAGGCAAATAGACCTTTCGGATAGCTACGAAAAGCACTTGTTCGAGGCTGGAATAGCTTTTGCACAGTCCGTACAAGCTGGGGAAGTGGAAGTTAAACAATCCAACCCAGAACAGTCTACTGTAAATAATGGAACACAAGAAAAAGACGACGAAGTTCCATTTTAATCAGGGGTAGGGCTTGATCACCCTACAACTGCGAGGGTCATAATTTACGCATTTATGAGTCTAACCGTTCCTAGCTTTTGCAAAGGCTGGCTATAGGGTTATGACCCTCACCTTATTTACAGGAGAAAGCATGAATATATCAGAACAATTTTTAAGTTTATTCACAGGAAACCAACGAGCACACGGTATTGTTGATCTGAGTGATGGCTTTAAAGGTCGCAAGAAAAAAGCCCTTTACAAAATAATGAAGTCGCCACCTACAAAAGAGTTATGGGAAAAGCATTTAGAAGGTGAGCAAGGTCTAGGTATTATACCTATAAGAGATGATAACACTTGTGTGTGGGGGGCAATTGATGTTGATAACTACGAAGTAGACCATAAGAAAATAGTAACTCGATTAGCTGAAGCCAAAATAATTGGTTGGGTGGGAAGAAGTAAGTCAGGAGGTGCTCATATATATTTCTTTTTTAAGGAGCCTCTACAAGCTAGTTTCATACAAACAAAGTTAACTGAAATCGCAGCAGGACTAGGATTGGCGGACAGTGAAATATTTCCAAAACAAGCCGAAATACTTGTTGACAGAGGTGATACTGGAAATGCTTTAAACATGCCTTACTATAAAGGTGAATACAGCACTCGTAGCGTTTACGACTTTAAGTGTAACACACTAACCCCTGAAACTTTTGTTAAGCAAGCTCATAAGTTTCGTATTAAATCCTCAGAGTTTGAAGCGTACCAAATAGTTAAAGTAGAAAACAAGGTACTTCCTGAAGGTCCACCTTGTCTACAGCAGTTATGTAGTATTGGATTTGCTGAAGGTTCACGGAACAATGCTTTGTTTAATCTAGGTGTTTACTCAAGAATGTTTGACCCTGATGGCTGGGAGTCGTTGGTGCAACGATATAATGTAGATTATGTTAGCCCCCCTCTTTCACATAACGAAGTGGGTGCTGTCATTAAACAGTTGCAACGCAAAGATTATTTTTACAAATGCGACGATCAACCTATTAAACCTTATTGTAATAAAGATGTGTGTCTTACTCGTAAACATGGTGTAGGTCCATCAGGTGTACAAAATGATATGTCAGCTTTAACTAAAATAGATGGTGACCCACCTATATGGATTCTTAATGTGGATGGAAGCCGTGTGGAATTAAGCACGGATGGATTGATAAGTCAAACACGCTTTCAAAGAGATTGTGTTTCACAGATTAATAAACTCCCTGCTACTGTCAATCAAAGAGCGTGGCAGACTAGAATACAGATGTTGTTGGACAATCTAACCATTGTGGAAGTACCCCCTGATGCTACCTTAAAAGGTGAGTTTGAAGACTTACTCCATTCCTTTTGTAGTGAAAGAGCGAAAGGTGCGGAGCGTGAAGATATTTTACAAGGTGTAGCCGTCTGGCTTGAACAACGAGTATTCTTTCAAGTTAAGGATATTAAAAAGCACTTGTCTGTAAATGATTTTAACCATTACTCTTCTAGTAGAATAACTTTACGATTACAAAATCAACAGGCTGAAAAAATGTTTTGGAGGGTAAAAGGCAAAGGAGTTCACGTTTGGTCTTTACCTCAAGACTATTTCCAAGGCGATGAAGAAATGTTGGATTTACCAGATTTACCAGAAGAAAGGAACATACTATGACATCTTCAGATTTTGCAAAACACTACCATTCAATTACAACATGGCACTACCAACGAAACCTTATAGAGGGTAGCACTGATAAAGACCAAGTGTTAAAACTAATACAAGAAGTTGGGGAGTTGTCTGACTCGGTGTGCAAGGGAAACGATATATCTGACGACATAGGTGATATACTTGTTGTCTTAATTAATTTGTGTGAGAGAAACGACATGAACTTTGCGTACTGTATGGGAATAGCTCTTGGAGAAATTAAAGATAGAAAGGGTGAAATGAAAGATGGGGTTTTTATTAAATGCTAAAAGCGGATGGATTGGATAAAGCTGTATTAGGCGTTGGAATGAGGTGTGGTAAAGAAGATATTCTTGTATATAGTTATGATAAATGTATTAAGTTGTTTATGGAAAACGACAAGATGACTTATGAGGAGGCTATAGATTGGATGGAATATAATGTTGTAGGAGCATGGCTAGGAGAACAGACACCTATATTCGTTCGTGACTTAGAAGATGATGAGTTATGAAAATAGTAGTTGGTCCTCCAGGAACAGGGAAGACCACTAAGCTACTTAATCTTGTAGAATCATATATAGCTTCTGGAGTACCTCCTGACCGAATAGGATACTTTGCTTTTACAAGAAGAGCAGCGACAGAAGCTGTGGAAAGAGCATGTATCAAATTTAAGTTAACCAAGCGTGACTTACCTTATTTCCGCACACTTCATAGCCTAGCTTTTATGCAAATAGGTATAAATCATACACAAATAATGACTCAATCTAAGTATAAAGACGTTTCTGACTGGTTAAAAATAGGAAACTTCTTTGGGTCAAATGATAGCCAAGAGCAAGGTCCGTTTAAAGATTTTGGTTATGGCGACAAGTTTTTAGAAATTATTAATATTGCTCGTATTATGCAACAACCGTTACGTCATGTTTACAATATATCTAATGTACCCCTTAAAACCGATTGGGCGAGGGTGGACTATGTAAACCGAGGGCTACTAAGATGGAAAGAAGTAAACGAGCTATTTGATTATACAGATATGCTTGAAACCTTTTGTGCAAGAGAGTTAGCTCCTAAACTTGAAGTGGTTTTTATTGATGAAGCCCAAGACTTGTCACCTATTCAATGGCAGATGGTTCACTTGTTAGAACAAAACTGTAAAGAGATTTATGTGGCAGGAGATGATGACCAAGCTATATTTAGATATGCAGGAGCTGATGTGGATTACTTTATAAATCTAGGGGGCGACGTTACAATACTAAATCAAAGTTATAGGATTCCCTCTACCCATCATGAGTTAAGTCAAAAAGTAATAGAACGAGTGGTTGGTCGTAGACCAAAACAGTTTAATCCAAGAGATGATATAGGAAGTATTCAGTGGCATAGACACAGTGAAGAGGTGGATCTTTCAGAGCAGGACTGGTTATTACTAAGCCGAACAACACGAGGGGCTAGACAAATAGAAGAAGAAGTTCGTAGACGTGGTCATTTATATACTTATAACGGAAGTAAGTCTATAGATGGTAAGATGCTTGATGCTGTTCGATATTGGGAAAACTTACGGCAAGGTCACCGATTGACTGGAGACCAAGTAAGGATAGTTTATAAGCAAATGGTACTAGGCGAGCAAGTGGAATATGGTCATAAAACCTTACCGAAAGGCGTTGACGGTGATTATTATACACTGCAAGATCTACAAGACTTTCATGGATTACTGCACAGTTTTCCATGGGATATAGGGCTAGGTAAGATACCAGAGAATGATCGTAGATATATAAAAGCGTGTTTAAGAAAAGGAGAATCGTTAACGACGGAGCCACGCATACGGATCTCCACCATACATTCTGCTAAAGGAGCTCAAGCAACAAACGTAATGATGCTTACTGATACTATGCGAAGAACTTATTCTATGTGGCGAAAGTTTGAAAATGAACATTATGATGAAGCAAGGGTCTTTTATGTGGGGCTTACAAGAGCTTTGTCCAACCTCCACCTAATTCATCCTATGTATTCAAGAGGATACCAAATCCCAGCCTAAGTGGTCCAAACGAGTAAGTTATACTATACTTCCACAGCCCATTACTTAATATATAAACATAACGTAAACAAACTATAGAGAGGCTTATATGGAACAACTACAACAATACACTACTAGGGATTTACTTATCAAGCTAAATAACAAGGCTTACAGACGTAAATCCAACCGACAGTTAGACCCTAAGTGGCTTAAAAAGCTACCAAGTTTATTGTCTGACCTAGGGGGCAAGGACTTTGCACACTTGCAAGGTTATGTTCGCTACCCACTCGTACAATCGTTTTTACACAATGATGTAGAAATGCGTTGTACTTTCGCTACCAACGACGGTAACCATTTCTTTTTAGATGTTTCATTTGCAGATTACAAGTTGTTACCTGTAGTTGATTTATCTGATGCTAACGCCAACAACCAACTCTCATAGAAAGGAGATATTATAATGGCACATATGGTAGAAACAATGGCTTATGCAGGACAAGTTCCTTGGCATGGGTTAGGAAATAAAGTTGAGGGGGAACTTACTCCACAACAAATGTTAATCGCAGCAGGACTCGACTGGACAGTTAGTAAACGTCCGATGTATTATGCTGACAAGCCAGACGTCTGGAACCTGAATGATCCTCGTGGCGAGGCTAAACTGCTAAAAGCCGATAGCCACTATGCTATTATTCGCGACACAGACCAGCGTGTTCTTTCGCATTGTGGCGAAGGTTTTGTACCTTTTCAAAACCATGAAACTATGTCGTTTTTCAAAAAGTTTACCGAAGCAGGTAATATGTCCATGGATACTGCTGGCAGTTTATCTGACGGTGAGCGTGTATGGGGTCTTGCTAAAATTAAAAAAGGTTTTAAATTAGCAGGAGGCGATGAAATAGAAGGTTACTTACTTATGGCTAACAGTCACAAGGTGGGTACTGCTATGACCGTTATGTTCACACCTATCAGGGTTGTTTGTAACAACACGATAACACTAGCCCTTAATCAAGAGGGTATGACAGGCAAGTTCAGAGTGTTGCACTTACAAATGTTTGATGAAGACATTATGAAAGCTGCCGAACAAGCGTTAGGTATTAGTGGCGAGCAAATGAAGCAGTTTCAGGAACAGTCAGAGTTTCTTGCTAAAGCAAAAGCAACTCCTGATGCAGTGGACAACTTCATTGCCGAAATGCTACAGCCTAAACTTCTTATAGAGCGTGCCAAGCAAGATGCAAATCTGCTTGTACCAATCCATGATGAGTTTAACAAAAGCAGTTTGGCTATAAGAGATGCCATTGACCTTAGTCCAGGGGCAACTATGGAATCTGCCAAAGGTACTTGGTGGGGAGCTTTGAATGGTGTTACCTATGTTATGGATCACCAGAAAAAGGCTAAGTCTAGTGACCATGCCCTTACTTCTGCATGGTTTGGCAATGGTGCTGCGACAAAGCGTAGAGCACTCACTAAAGCATTAGAGTACGCCAAAGTATCCTAACAAAAACCCTAGAGTGCTCGTTAGATTAACGAGCACTTTTTACTTGTAAATTCACTACATATAGTTAAAATTAATTATACTTATAGAAAGGGGTATGTCATGAAGACTTATGTTGTATTAGAAAATAGTTATGGGAGCCGATATAATAGCCCCTATACTTTTTATGTTTTTCCATCTTTACAAGCTACTAGAGAGTGTAAAGAAATTAATGAGTTTAGTTTAGTTTTCAGCACTAAAGAACAGCTAGAAAAAACATATAAACCTCAAGAATTGTATTCTATAATGAGTGCAGTAAAGACGACCTTTGCACCTGCTCGTGATGGCTATGAAGACGAGTATCATCAATTTTTTATATTCGTTCAAAACAACGCAAAGAAATATAAAGCACCTAAAGACGACAAAGTGCAACCCAAACCAAAGGTCTCACCTTCAGTTAAGATACTGTCCGACATAATTATGAAAGCTGTTCCTGCTTCTAGTTATAAAGACGAAGCTGTAATAACAGTGAACAAAGGTAATCCTTACACATATGGTAGCAACCGATGGCACAACTTTGAAGCTATAGCTTCTTCAAAAACAGTAGCTGAAGCTCTGGTAAAAATGAAAAAACTTATTCCTGGAGGGAATAGGGTAGATATAAAATTAGCAATACAACGAGATGCTATATACATAGGGGATAGATAATATGGATATTAATAAAGCAAATGAATTAGAGCCAATTGAGCGTTACTTTTACTGGATAAATGAAAGGCACGCAATTTATCAAAAACGAATACAAGGCTTTGCCCCTCCTTGGACTGAAGATTATATATTAAAAAATTATAAATTTACGAACCCTTTCCGTGAAAACGATAAAGTTACTATATGGATGCGAAATAATTGGACGAAACCTAACGGTAATCGCTCAATAGGTGAAATCATATTTAATTGTTGTTTGTTTCGTATGGTAGGAACCACCGAGTTTGCTGATGAGCATAAGTGGGTTACTGAGAATTGGGGCTGGGATAGTCAGACTACTAAGAATTTAATAGAACATCGGATAGATAACAAATTGCGAACTTTTACTGGAGCTTATATAATAACTAATCAAGGGTTAAAGTTACCCAAAGGAGAAGTTGTAGTTGATTATTTCCTCAAACCAATATGGGAAAATAAAGAAAGGCTCGCAGAGGTTGCGACCAAAACTAACTCGTTACAAGAAGTACACCGTGCGATGCTTGCCTATAAAGGGTGGGGTGGAGGGGGCTTTATGTCTTACGAAGTGGTTACCGATCTCAATCACACAAACGTATTGGACACGGCGACAGACCGTTTTACTTGGGCAAACGCTGGTCCAGGGGCAAAACGAGGGCTAAACCGAATACACGCAAAACCGTTAACACAAGCAATGAACCAACATCAAGCCAATATTCAAATGCAAAATTTATTACAAAAAGCATCGAAGCATTTGTTAGGTCATGTTCCAATAGAAGAAGTAGATATGCGAACTATTGAGCATAGCCTTTGTGAATGGGATAAATGGGAACGAGTGAGGTTAGGGCAGGGAACTCCTCGTAGTAGATATAACCCTGATAAAGCATACAAGGATAAAGAATTTTTGGAGACAGGGAGTGTTGGCAATGTTGTGTCTTAAATGTAAAAAAGGAAAAACAGTTGTTGAAGATAGTAGACTGTTAGTTTATACTGATCACTTTAATAAGTTCATAAGTGGAACAACACGACGTAAAAGAGTGTGTTTGGTTTGCAATCATAGTTTCAGAACAGTAGAAATAGAACAAGGGGAACAATACCTACCCAAAGAACTTCCCCCTAAACCTGGATCTCGTTTGGCTAGTACACGAAAACGTAAAAGCATTAAAATAAAAGAACCAGAAAAGTTAACGGACGAAGAGTTAGAAGAAGCAGTTTACAACGGAACATTGAACTTTGAGGAGAAATAAATGATACCAATATACATATTAACTAGAGGCAGAGTAAGTAAACAAACCACATGGGAGAGCATAGGAGTACACGCTCAGAACTCAGAGTATACTGTGTTGGTATGCCCTACGGAAGAAGTTTCTAGGCATAAACATTTTGGCAGAAGAGCATTGGATCGTGGAGACATAAAGGGTGCTCCTAATGTTAGGCAATGGATACTAGAACATGCAAAGGAAAAGGACTATGATAAAATTATTGTTTTGGATGACGATCTTATATTTGGTCGCAGAGCACACCCTGACTTACCATCTTTAAGAAAAACAACTAAAAATGAAATGCACGAGTTATGGGATAGAATGGAAGGTTTGTTAGATGGGTTTATACATGTAGGAGTTAGCCCACGCCAAATGAATGACAAACACTTCCCCCATGTTTTCAAAAGGTGTATGCGACA